CTTCCTAAAGAAGAGGTCTTGTTCATTCTTCGATGCTTCAACTGAATCAATACCTTTAGCATTTGTTTCTAAGTCCTCAGTCAGTGTCTTCCAACCTGCTGTACGGAACATAGAAAGCATTTCTTCGTAGTATTGCTCTAATTCTTTGTTTGTTTCTTCAATCATTTAACTGTTTCTCCTTCTAAAGGACAGTTTGTTATAAGTAGGAGTATATCTATAAGTATACCCAAGTAGTAAATAAGTAAACATTAAAGTATACTATAGTATTATTATACCATACTTTTAATCAAAAGTCAAGCTTTATTTTACTTATTTGTAGCTACCTACTGTCATCTTGTTCTTTTTGTTCTTAGCTGCACGTCCGCCACGCTTAGGTTTAGCAGGTGCTTTTGATTTAGTTTTACAACTTCCTTTCTTCATCATAACTACTTCCTCTTAGACTTAGCGCCAGAACATTTCCAACGCTTACGTGATAAGTTGTTAGGTGTATTAGGGTCGTTCTGTTTGTCCTTCGATAAGCCTTTCTTAATGCCTAGACTTCTGGCACAGTAGCTGTCGCCTTTGGAAGTCCCCGCTCTTACACGGGAACCTCCGTCCTTAGCTTTGCCTGCCTGTCCGTAGGAGACTTTCTTACCGGAGGAAGTGACCTTAACCTTTGCTTTTCCCTTTCGTGGTTTTGCTGTCGGCATCCTTTACTTCCTTCTCTAGTTTTTCAACCCTCTCAGCTAAAGCCGCAAAGGAAGCGTTAAGTTCTTTAAGTACGTTGTTAAATTGAAATTGTGAAATCATTGTGGCAATTGTCCCATATTAGGTTGCATCATTGGTGGTTGAGCTTGTGGCTGTGCCGTAGGCTCTGGTTGTGTGTTACTTTCCTTAACAGCTACTTCACGTTCCTTCAATAGCTGCTCAGAGATTTTAAGGCGCTTCTGGAACTCTTTGTCGTCTGCGTCTCCTGCCTGTAGGTTAGCTGTAACAGCCTTAATACGGTCAATCTCAAGCTCCTGTGGTACAGCCTGTGCTTCAGCCATAGCTTTAGCAGCTCGTGCTTCGGACTCTTTAGCCTGTCCGTTGAGAGCGTTAGTCTGTGACGCTTGGAACTCAGCTTGCTGTGCCTGTGCCGCTTGCTGTGCCTTCTGTGCTTCTGGATTAGGCTGATTAGCTTGGTCGAGCTTGGCAATCAGTTCTTCACGGTTAGCTAGGCTCATGTTGTCCACAATGGACTTAATCAGCTCAGGGTACATCGGTGTTTCCGGTGACATAGTCTGTAGGAGCTGTACAAGCTGTGTAACTTCGTACTCACGGGCAATAACACCTAGAGAGCTAGATACTTCAAACTTGTAGTCAGCTACTGGGAACTTCTCAGGCTCAAACTGCATATAGCGGTGAGCTGCCTTAGTAACAAACGGTATGACAAAGGACTCTTGGAAGTTAATCAAAGTGCGCTTGTGACGCTTAATGATAGCTCCTAAACCCATGGAGATGCCTGCTGCTGTACTTTCTCCGTTTACTGAGCCTGCGATACCCGCTGAGTCTATAGCGCCTGTAGCAGTCTGTACCATACGTTGTAGCTCTGCTGCCTGAGTAAAGGTAATCTGACTGACCTGTCCAAAGTTAAATGGCTGTAGTATCTCAGCAGGGTTACCGTTAGTTAGGATAACCTTACCTGCACGTACCTCTGGTTTAGAGCCTCTTGGCATACGAGAAGCGTCCATTGCAAGCATAGGGTGTACTGTTAGTGCTAAGGCATCAATACGAGCGCGTAGTTCTGCGTCTAACGCCTTCTGAGAGTTATACCCTTTCTCACATACTCCTCGACCCCAGAAACGGCTAGGAACGACATCCCAAGGGAATGCTACGATAGGACGGTCGCCCATCATGTAAGGGTTCTTCTCAGCTTTAAGTAAAGTACCACCATCAGCAATAACAACAATAGCTTCAACGTAGTAGCTGTCGTCTCCTTCCTCTTCCTCAGTCAAGGTTACTGCTTCTTCCTCTGCATCGGGGTCAGCCTGTGCTTCTTCAAGCAAGTGACGAGGAACTAAACCGTAGTACTTAGTGAGACGTACTTTATCGTCGTCATAGACAGTAGTAATGTCGTGGTCAGGCTCAATGTCAAAGTCTGGAGCTGCTGAACCTACGTCAGCCTCACGGTAGACACCCTCTTCCTGCAACTGTGTTACGATGTGCTTGGAAACAAACTCATCAATAGCCACACCTAGCGCACTTTCAACGGAAGTCGCTACAGGGTCAATAAGGAAGTTCTGAGGCATGACAGGATTTAGCTTAACGCAGGTTCTGTCCTCAATTGTGACACCAACTGCCGTTAATTCACCACCCATGACAGGCTGTGTAGCAGGTTTCATCTCTTTTTCGGTAGTTAGCTCAATTTCACCAATACCAGTGCCAAAAACAGCAGCATTAATAAGACATTCAGCTACGTTTTTACGTATCATATTGCGTTTAAAGTCGGCTTCTAGGCCACCACGTAACATTTGGATGTCAGCAGTGTCTGTATCAGCAGCATCATCACGAATATCGAACCATTTTCCACGGCCAAAGGTCGCTTCTTCTAGTTCTGCTACGGATGACTCTACAGCTTGTTGTAACGCAGGAGAAATAATCTTAGAACGCTCAGATTGACGTGTCTTGTCCTCTGCTGCCCAATGTCCACGCCATAGGCGGTAGTACTCATCAAACTTCTCGGAGTAGTTGGCTTCAAAGTGGTCACGCCAGTCTTGACATTTACTTTCTACCCACCCCTCTAGGGATTCAAATACGTAATCATCATCTTGGTTGTCAAACATAGTTAATACCCTGCATAAAAGTCAGTGAGTTCATATTCTTCTTCCTCGTAGTCGATAGCGTAGGCTACCTGAGCCAATTGGTCAATGTAAGCCAACGAATCAATTAAATCATCGTGGACAAGTTTGTTAGGGAACTGGAATAGCTCATCTAGGAAAGGAGCATTCCATTCACCCTTGTTAAGTTTAATCTTACCGTGTTCAAAGCGACCTTGTAAGGCCCATACAATACGGTCAATCTTACGTTTGTTACCGTGGGTAAGCTCCTCGATACGGAAGAACCTTTGATTCTTTTTCATTATGTCATTCAAGTAAGGGTAGACAGCATTCTTCAATGCGCCTTTCTCAATCCCTACTGCGACTGGTTGGTAGTCTCTGACGGCCTCGAAGATTTTCCTTGCTGTCTTCTCGACTCCCCACCTACCGTGGATGATGTCTGCAACCCACCACCCTTCCGTACCTGCTTTAACCACTGATATTGCCGTTTGGTCAAGTCTGTTTGTTTTAGTTGTAGCTTTTTCAACTTCTGCGAATCCTGCTAAATCGACTGCTATATAGAACTGACCTTCATCAGGTTCTTCCTCACAGAACTTAACGTGTTCCTCCTTAAAGAGTTCACCACCTGCTGCCTCAAAGGATGCCATGAACTCCTGTCGGAAGGAGAAGGCTGACATAGACTTCTTAGCTGCCTCAATCTCGTCAGGGTCGATTAGAGGGTTATCAAAGCTAGTGAAGTGGTATCCTGCCCAATCATCATCATTAGCTATGCTAGCGTACTGATGGAGGTCGTAGAAGTGGTTACGCCCCATTGGTGTACCGATGAACATGGCTGAACCCTTTTGGTCAGCGAGAGCAGGGCGTAGGATTTGCTCCCACACCTCCGGTTTCATATCTGCGTACTCATCCATCACTAGGAACTTTAGGGAGACACCACGCATGGTTTCAGGCCTGTCAGCACCTTTCAGGGTTAATAACGCCCCATTAACAAACTTAATCTGTAGGTTGTTGACATGGCTTGACGTTATCACGTTATGTCCTAGCTCCAGTAGCATCTGCCACATGATGTCTCTGGCCTGACTTTGTGTAGGGGCAACATAGAACACCTGACCTTTCTTGACGGACAAGCAGTTAATGATTAGCTTCCACGCTGCTAGTCTTGACTTACCTGTACGTCGCCCTGCTGCTATGACTTGGAAACGTCTATCGTCTGACCACACTTCCTGCTGCCACCCGAGCAATTCTATTTTTAAGTCAGTCATAGTTATACAAAGTTGTTCACGGCTGCAATAGCCGGATACATCTCAAAGGTGACTATAACGGACATATTACTACCTAGTTCTGAAATAGCTTTAATTTGGTCATTCTCTGTAAGGACAAAATCTAACTGGTTGTAGGACTTTGTTTCACCCTTAGCGAAGGTATATGCGTTTAGAAAATCAATGGTTACGTTCTGACTGGAATCATACCACTTTACACTGCCTTCTTTAGTTGGAGTGCCATTGTTAGCCATATGGATTAGTTTGATGTCACAGTGCATCCCCTTGGGGACAGTAAACAGAGTAGTCAGGGTGTTAGCTACTAAGTCTCTACCTACAGTAAATTTTCTCATTATTAGTATGTCCAGATTACAGGAATTGTAGTGCGAATATCAACATGAACGAAAGACTTAGCCACTCCCACTCCTGTAAACCCAAGGGCGAGTGCGTGTTTGACGATGGTGTATCTTTCTGCTCCTGACAATGCCCTAATGTCCGCTGCAATGCCTTGAGTATGCGTTCCACCACCATTTGCTTTATTTCTCTCGTTTGAATGATTCGTACTGCGGTATCCGCTAGTTATGACAAAAGGAAACCCGCAGGCTTCCCGTAAGTGGTCGAGCTTCTTTAGGAACTCATCCTGCATTTCATTCTCAGCCGTCTCTTGACAGTTGAACTCGCTCAGGGCGAAGTACTTAGGGTTATACATCGGTGTACTCTCCGTCAATAATATCTTGCTCTTCGTCTGTGCTCTCGGAGATGACAGTAGTCTCTCCACCTACACCAGTAATCGAGATGTTGATGCCACCTTTACTTCCTCCTGCTTTGTCCTTATCAAAGTAACTAGCAGGGAGGACTCTATCTATGACTAGCTTCCAAGCCGCTGCCTGATTCTTATGGTCATCGTTAAGAGCTGCATCAAAGATAGACTCCAACACTCTGGCTGACTTAGGGGACGTTAGCATCCTAGTCTTATATTCGTTGATGATAGCTGCATCACCTTTGGGACGACCACGGGTTCCTACC